CTGTTCTCGTGGCTAGTAAGGCAAGAGTTTTTCATAGAGCTTACTGATAATGATATTCGCAGTAGACTTTATCTGGAAAATCAAAAAATGATTGAGGATGATGTACTGCCTTTTGGTTTAATTGATGATGGTCACGATACTTTTGTTGTAGAGGACAGCGTTGGACCGCTTGGATATAAGTATAGCGTTGATGACGTTACAAACTTCTAAAATTATAAATATAAACAGTAAAAAACTTACTAAGGAGATTTAAAATGGCCTTTCAGATTTCTCCAGGAGTCAATGTAAGTGAGATAGACCTCACCGCTATTGTTCCTGCAGTACAAACAACTGCTGGCGGCTTCGCTGGTCAGTTCGTTTGGGGTCCTGTTGAGCAACGCGTATTGGTGAGCAACGAAGCACAGCTTGTCAGCCAATTCCAAAAGCCTAACAACACTTTTTTCAAAGATTTCTTTGTTGCGGCAAACTTTTTGTCCTATGCTGACACGCTTTTTACAGTCCGCATTAACAACACAGGTCTTGCTAACGCTATTACCGCTGGTAACAGCTCTATCACGTTAATTAAAAACGAAGACGATTACGATAGCAACTTCTCTTCAGGAATTACTGGAGTTGGAGACTTTGTAGCTAAGTATGCTGGTGCTCTTGGTAACTCTCTTAAGGTTTCCGTGTGTCAGAGCAACGCAGCTTTTGAGTCAACGTTGCTTGGTAACCATACGGTTGTAAATGGTAACAACGGCGTAACCTTTACGGCCAACAATGCAACTACTCTCTCAGTCGGCGACTTTGTCTTGCTTGGTCCTGATAGATCCCCACATAAAGTAGCTGCAGTAGCTGGAGACGGTCTATCTGCAACTCTGGAAACATCCTACAGTGGAAACACAGTAAACGGTGGAGGCAACGTCACGCGTCGGTGGGAATACCACAACTTCTTTGCTGCAGCTCCTGGTACGTCTGCTTGGGCAACTACTCGTGGCGGCACTAACGACGAGATGCACGTCATTGTAGTCGATCAAGATGGCCAGTGGACTAATGTAAGGAATCAGGTATTGGAAACTTTTGAAGCAGTATCTAAAGCTTCAGATGCTAAAAAGACCGATGGTTCTGCCAACTACTACAAAGATGTCATTAATCGAACCAGCTCATATATGTGGTGGACTGCTCATAACGGTTCACTGACTAATGCTGGTTCAGCTGCTCAAGGAACTGCGTTTGGTGGATCATCTCAACCACAATCAGCCTCGTTCCGATCTGGAGCAGATGGCTCTGCAGGTACTGCTGGTCAATATCAGAGAGCATATGATCTGTTTAAGTCGGCAGAAGACGTAGATGTCTCAATGATCCTTGGAGGATCTTCTACTACTGCAACTGCTGTACACCTTATTAACAACATTGCTGAATACAGGAAAGACTGTATTGTATGTCTCTCACCAGAGCAAGCTGATGTAGTTAATAACACATCTTATGTAGGAGCTCAGGTTGATGATTCGGTCGCATTCCGTAACACTCTCCCATCTAGCTCATATGCTACATTAGATAGCGGCTACAAGTATCAGTACGATAAGTACAACGATGTTTACCGCTGGGTACCACTTAACGGCGACACTGCTGGCACAATGGCACGCACTGATCAGGTTCGTGATCCTTGGTATTCACCAGCTGGATTAAGCCGAGGTAGGATTAAAAACGTTGTTAAACTAGCGTACAATCCTAACAAGACAGATCGCGATCAACTTTATAAGAACGGTATTAATCCAATTGTTACCTTCCCGGGTGAAGGAACGATACTGTTCGGCGATCGCACCTTGCTGGCCAGTCCAAGCGCTTTCGATCGAATCAATGTTCGACGACTGTTTATTGTGCTGGAAAAGGCAATTGCAATCGCTGCTCGATCTAGCCTGTTTGAGTTTAACGACGCGTTTACTAGATCACAGTTTGTAAACTTGGTTGAACCATTCCTGAGGGATGTTCAAGGCCGAAGAGGTATCACTGATTTCCGAGTAGTTTGTGACGATACAAACAACACTCCAGAAATTATTGATCGAAATGAGTTTGTTGGAGATATATACATTAAGCCGGCCCGTTCGATCAACTTTATTCAGCTCAACTTTGTGGCTGTTAGAACTGGTGTCGAGTTCGAAGAAGTCGTAGGTCAGTTCGGTTAATACAAGGTAGAGGAGAATAAAAAATGGCTTTTAACGTAAATGCATTTAAAGGTGAACTTTCGGGGGGAGGGGCACGTCCCTCCCTGTTCGAAGTTACCATCACTGGCCAGGGTGTACCTGATACTAGATTCCATGCACGTGCAACTTCAATTCCACAATCAACGCTAG